ACCGTTACACGCACCTGATCTTTCGTTCTATCAATGATTTTAGAAAAGATGTAGTATCAGGAATGTACCTAGACGTAGACCTAGGCAAGCCTTCTGCTCCTGACATTCCTGAGATGACACAGAAGATGGACGAACTCATGGGCATTGATTCTTCTGGTATTGACCTAGAAGACCCTCAGTATGTTCTCCTAGAGCAGCACTGCTACCTAGACCTACCAGAACCCTATGATGATCCTGACGGTATTGCTCACCCCTATATTGTAACCATAGATGAGAAGAGCAAGAAGGTTCTTTGCATCAGAAGAAACTACAAAGAGGGTGATCCCAAGAAAGAAAAGAAGAATCACTTTATTCACTACAAGTATGTACCGGGATTTGGCTTCTATGGTCTGGGACTTATTCACTTCCTAGGTAACCTGACCATGACAGCTACCACTGCCATGCGTTCTCTGGTAGATGCAGGACAGTTTGCCAACCTCCCCGGTGGTTTCAAGGCCAGAGGTGTCAGACTGGTGGGTGATAATGAACCTATCTCTCCCGGTGAGTTCAAGGAGGTGGAGAGCACAGGCATTGACCTGAACAAAGCCATCATCACACTCCCTTATAAAGAGCCGTCACAGACCCTGATGGGCATGATGCAGTTTGTCATAGGTGCAGGACAGCGGTTTGCAGACTCCACAGAGCAGGTAATTGCAGATTCTAAGAACTCTGGCCCTGTGGGAACCACCATGGCCCTGCTAGAAGCCTCTTCAAAGTTCTTCTCTGCCATTCATAAGCGGCTTCACAAGGCGCAGAAGGATGAGTTTGAGGTACTGGCGCAGATAAACTTTGACTTTCTCCCTCCCTCCTACCCGTATCAGGTGGTTGGAGGAGACCAAGAGGTGTTTAAGCAGGACTTTGACGGGAGAATTGATGTAATTCCTGTCTCTGACCCCAACATCCCCTCCTCTGCACACCGTATGGCACTGGGACAGCTGGCAATTCAGCTGGCAAGTCAGACGCCTCCGGGTACTTTTAACATGCCAGCCCTCTACAGAGAGGTGCTTACAGCGGCAAACTTCCCAAATCTAGACGAAATTCTCCCACCGGAGCAAAAACCACAGCCGCAGGACCCTCTGGCAGACATTATCTCTGCCACCAAGGGTCTTCCCATAGCTGCATTCCCCGGTCAGAACCATGAAGCACATATTCAGTTCAAAACTTCCTTCCTCAAGGACCCTGCCACGGGCGCAAACCCCATGATGAAGCAGATTGTGCCGATTATCAATGCAAATGTCAGAGATCACATGATTATGAAGTACCAAGAGCAGGTTCTTGGCATGGTCAAAGCCTCTGGTGTTGCAGATGACCCACAAACCACAGAGATGGTCATGGCACAGGCGGCAGAAGAGGTGGCAAATGCCAATGCTGCCATGGGAATTGCACAAAGTCCAGAGCAACAGATGCTTCTACTGGAGAAAGAACGTCTTGAGTTTGATAAACAGAAAGCAGAGATGGCAGCTGCCAAGGATTCTGCTGATATTGCCCTCAAACAAATGGATATGGACATAAAAGCCAAGGAGAACATGAATGATCTGGTTCTCAACGTGGGTAAAATGGAAGCAGACGAACGTAAAGAAAACCTAAAGGCTCTGGAAGCAGCTGCTAGACTAGAAATAGAAAAGCAGAGGGTAGACGATGATACTGAGCTTAAAGCTGCTAACACTGCTATGCAAACTTTGCAATCCATTGGAAAACGTATCAGAGGTAATGATGAGTGATAAAACAAATAGTTTAGGACCAGTCTACTCTGGTATGAATCAAGAAGAGCTAATGGGTTTAATAAACCAAGCAAGAGCTTCTACTGCCTCTCCAGAACAACAAGAGACTGCTCGTAGAATAGATGAGGAGCTAGACCCCGGAGGTGTCATGCGTAGCAGGTTTCAAAGACCTGCACCTACTGCACCTGCACCTGCACCTGTGTCTAAAGGATTAACAGCTACACCTCAAGTACAAGCACAAGAGGATACATCTATGCTTAATTTAAATTCAATTAAAAACTATTTAAGTAATCTTTTTTCTTCTTCAACCACCAGCACTCCTCCTCCTTCAACAGATGCGCCAGAGCAACGTGCTGTTAGGCCTTCAAGATATAGTGAAAAGTATTCTGCAAACAACCCCGGAAATGTTGAAAGACTAAAAAATGATTTAAGAGCAGGAGAAAATAAAGAAGGTGGCTATGGTGATAATAACAGGTTTCCCACCTTTGATCATCCTGTTATGGGACTTAGAGCAATCTTTATGGATATGAATAAAAAAGTAACAAGACACGACGGTAATCTTAAAAAAATGATAAGTGAATATGCTCCTAAAACTGAAAACAAAACAAAAAAGTACTATGACTTTGTAAAAAATAAATTAGGAAAAGAAAAAATTAACAGTAAACCTGACATTAGAAAAGTTGTAGAGGCCATTGTAGAGTATGAAAATAAAGAAATAGATGACGGTAAACTTGTAAACTTTTATCTTTCTCCACAATATGGTTTTATAGATGAAGCTGAACAACTTGCTAAATTAAATTTACCCGAAGGACTTTCCTACGAAAGAATAGCAGCAGGGGATTATTCAGTAATACCTAAAAAAAGACAAGTAGCTCAGAGAGCTTCAGGTGGGAGGATAGCTAAAAATCCTAACCCCTATACTCCCAAGGCAATTTAGAATGCCTCTGACTCCCGGTAAAAGTAATAAAGCTATCTCTGCAAATATCAAGAAGCTAAAATCAGAAGGTTACGATCAAAGACAAGCAGTAGCAATTGCACTGTCAACCTCCAGACGTTCTCCCAAACGAGTATCTAAAAAAAAGCGTAGGATGACAAGAAGAAAATAGATATACTTCTGTTATGGATATATTCCAAGAAATAAAAGATGCTTTTTATATCAAGCAAGAAAGTTTAAAAAATTTGCTTGCGGAGGGACAAGCAGAGGACTATAACCAATATAAGCAGATAGTGGGTACACTCTCAGGAATTGAATGGGCCTACACTGAACTAAACAGAATTGTCAACAATAGAATGGAGAATGATTTAGACAATGATTAATCCTAACTTAGCAGGAGCTATTTCAAATGATTCGTGGATCACAGAAGGAGAACACCCAGACCCGGAGGTTCTTCCAGAGATTCCGGGGTATCATGTTCTGGTTCGCCCTGTCAGTGTCAAGCCAAAGACCAAAGGAGGAATTATTCTCCCAGAGAGAGCTAGGGATGATATTGCTTATCTCACCACGGTGGGCCGTGTACTCAAGGTAGGAACTCTGGCCTACGAAGACAAGGATAAGTTTCTTGGTGGAGCTTGGTGTAAAGAAGGTGACCACGTATGTTATCAGAAGTTGGTAGGCACAAAGTTTGTTTATAAAGGCGTCAAGCTACTTCTTATTTTTGATGATCAAGTTCTGATGAAAATTGATAATCCAGAAGATTTAGATACCACCCTTGTATTAGGTACTTAAATGTGTTAAATATATTACTATGGCGTAACCTTAGTATTCGCACACTATGAGGAGACAGTAAGAATGTCGGAAGAGCAAGTAGAAGCAAAAGAAAACGTAGCGGAAGAGCTAACAGAGTGGAGTGAGGTTGATCTTTCTCCAGCAAGTGAACAAGAAAAAATTGAGTTTGAAGTTGAAGACGCTGAACCAGAGGTAGAAGAAGCGTCTCCTGAACCACCAGCAGCAGCAGCAGTAGAAGCAGTAGAGGCGTCTAAAGAACTTCCTGAGTTGGAAGGTATAGAGACCAAAGGTGCTGAAAAAAGAATCAGGCAGCTGGTCAAACAAAAGAAAGAGCGTGAAGCTCGTATTGAACAGTTAGAAGCAGAGCGTCAACAGCTTCTTGAAACTGTTACAGAAAGAGATAAAAATGCTGTAGATATGCACAAGGTCAACTATGACCAGTCTGCAAAACAACTACAGCAGCAAGCAGAGTTAGCAAAGCAGTCCTATCTAACTGCTTATGATTCTGGTGATAAAGAAAATATGTTGAAGGCTCAAGAGCTTCTAAATCAGACGCAGGTAGAGCTAAACAACATTGAACAGAACAAGAACCAACTGTCTCAGTACGAAAGAACACTAGAGGTAAGAGAGGCTCAGAGACAACAGCAGCAGCAAACACAACAGCAGCAGCAGGCAGATACAAGTGAATATGATCCTATGGCTGTGGAGTGGAGTCAAAAGCCTGAAAATAATTGGTTTGGTTCAGACAACATTATGACTGTGGCAGCTTTAACAATTGATGCTCAGTTAAAAGAAGAAGGTTATAATCCAGCATCTCCTGATTTTTATCAAGAGGTGGATTCAAGAATGAGACAGGAGTTTCCTCATAAGTTCAACCAACAGGTTATAGAACAGGAAGTTCCTGCTCAAAGAGCTACTCAACAGGTGGTGGCAGGGCAGTCGCGCAGTCCTACCAACTCATCCTCTAAAAAGGTCAAGCTTACTCAAGAAGACGTAAGAATGGCACAGAAGTGGAATATACCTCTTGAGAAGTATGCTGCTGAAAAAGCACGGGCAGACCGTGCAGCAGGTGAGTATGTACCTATCAGTAGGTAAGTTAGCGCGTAATAAAAGAAACAAAGGAGCGTTTAAAGATGAGTAAAACAAGTAGTAGAGCAACTCAAACTAGGGAAACTGAAACGAAAGAATATACATATACTGAGCCTAACTGGCTAGATGTTCCCCAACCTGTTGTAGACAGATTCACCAATGAAGACATGGTTCTCCGTTGGATACGCATCTCCCTCAAAGGTGAAGATGACTACAAGAACGTAGGAAATAAAATGAGCCAAGGTTGGGTATTTGTAACCCCGGAAGAAGTTCCTGAAATGTTACATTCTGCAACTGTTTTAGATGCTGGTCGCTATTCAAATTGTGTTGTACGGGGGGATGTCGCTCTTGCCAAGATGCCCCGTGGTAAAGCAAAGGCCAGAAATGATTATTATCAGGACAAGGCAAACGCCATGATGGACGCTGTAAATCAGCAACTGATGGCAGCTTCTGATTCTAGAATGCCCATTTCAAATAATAGCAAATCTAGTGTAACCAAGGGTAGAATGCCACAGTTCCAAAACTAACAGACTGCTGTTTATTCTACTCATCTTTAAAGGAAAGGAGATGGTAGTATGACTACTACAAAAGCCCTTAATGGTCTCACTCCTTCGCGTCGGTACTCTGGTGGTGCCAACACCCTGAAGACGAAAAACTACCGCATCAAATCAGCTGCGGCGGGTAGCATGTTCACGGGTGATCTGGTCCACGTAAGAGAAGGTTTTGTTTCTGTTGTTGGTAATGACAGCGGTGCTTCTGATCACCCCATTGGGGTTTTCATGGGGTGCTTCTACGAAGAAGACGGTGAGCCAAAGTTCCGTAAACATTGGCCCACGGGAACTTCTGCCAGCAATGCCTACGCGATTGTTGCTGACGATCCCCACGCTACGTTTGAAATTCAGTGTGATGCCAGTTCTTCTGTTGGCGATATCATGGAGTTCAACTTTGAAGTGACCCGAGGTGCAGGTTCTACCTTCACTGGTCGTTCAGGGTTTGGCCTTGATGTTGCGTCCAGAACTTCTGGTGTGGCAGCTATGTTCCGCATTATTGATTTCATTGATGTACCCGGTAATGACATCAATGTTTCGGTGGAACGTGCTTTCCCAATTGCTGAAGTTCAACTTATCCACCACCAGTTGACCCGTGTGTCATCTGGCGCGTAACCTGAAAGGAGCTTAGACAATGGCTATTAATAGAGCAAGTATTGCCAAGCAGCTTCTTCCGGGACTCAATGCCGTTTTTGGTATGGAGTATGGAGAAGTTGCTGACGAGCACGCAGTACTTTTTGAAACGGAAAACTCAGATAGAGCTTTCGAGGAAGAAGTACTGTTCACTGGATTTGGTAAAGCCCCTGTCAAAGGCGAGGGCGCTGCCGTTCAGTACGACAACGCGCAAGAGAGCTTCACGGCTCGCTACACGCATGAAACCATCAGTCTTGCCTTCGCTGTTACGGAAGAGGCAATGGAAGACAACCTGTATGACACGTTTGCCAAGCTACGTGCCAAAGGGCTTGCCCGTTCCATGGCCAGCACCAAGCAGACCAAAGCTGCTGATGTTTTCAACAACGGTTTCAACACTGCCTTCACGGGTGGTGATGGACAACCGTTGTTCAGTGCAAGTCACCCCACGGTGGGTGATGGTTCTCAGAGCAACCTGATCGGCACTGCTGGTACGGTTGATCTCTCAGAAGCTGCACTGGAAACTGCGCTTATCAGTATTCAGACGATGAAGGATGATCGGGGTATTCTGATCGGTTCCAATGCGGTATCGCTCCACATTGCGCCGGGAAACCAGTTCACGGCAGACCGTGTGCTGAATAGCCCATATCAACCCAACACGGCTGATAACAACATCAACGCCATCAACAATCTTGGTATGATGCCGCAAGGTTACTATGTGAACAAGCGGTTCCAAGATGCAGATGCGTTCTTCATCAAAACTGACGTTCCCAACGGAACGAAGATGTTTGTCAGAGCGCCTCTTGCCACGAAGATGGAACCTGACTTTGACACGGGTAACCTCCGTTTTAAAGCCAGAGAGCGTTACAGCTTCGGCTTCTCAGACTGGAGATCGTTCTTCGGTTCACAGGGTGCCTAAAGCATTCTAAGGTGGAGGGGCTGTAAAAGGCTCCTCCACTATTTCTTTAACATAGTTGAATGGCACTTCGGGTGCTGGTCTAGGAAAGGACTGTTCAATATGCCTACACATTTCCCAAACGGAGTTTCCAACAGAACAAAGGGTCATCCTCTTTTTAACTACCCATATTTAGACCCTTCAAAGTACTACACGTATTTCGATGATTTCTTTGAGTACCACTCTGGTATCTACACCATCACTACCACTGAAGCTGGTTCTGGTAATGCCTCAGAGGCAATCACCGCTGGCGCAGGTGGTCAACTCCTGATCACCAACGATGATGCAGACAATGATCTGGACTTCTTCCAGCTGAAGGGTGAGTCTTTCAAGTGGGATG